CTGCAGGACCCCCACTACCTTCGCCTGCACCCGGGCCCCCTCCCGCTGCCCCACCATCTGCTCCAAGTCGGCCTCCTCGTCCTGGCCCACCGCCACGTAGTCCCTTCTCCCCGAGTCGTACCGCAGCACCCACCCCTGCGCCGTCGACCCCTCGTACCGCCCGAACGCATGGAACAGCTTCGTGTCCGTCTTCCGGTCATGCTCCATCACGATGATCTGCCCCGGGTGGGCCATCCACGCGCTCGCCCCCCGGATCATCTCCTCCGGCGGCACCCTCACCCGCGGGTCCCCGCCGGCCTTCTTCGTATGGAGACTCGCCACCACCGTGAAGTCGCTCCCGAACGGCAGGATGAACTGGCTCATGAACCGCCCAACACCTTCATTATCTTCTTTGGCCTGCGGCTCGAACATCTGCAGCAGCGTGTGCAACCCGTCCATCACGATCGTGTCGTACTGCTGCTCCTTCAGCCACCTCACTACCTTCGGCCACTCCCTCGTCCTATACGAACTCACCAACTCCGCCCACACCGAATGTCCCCTCGGCAAGACCGTCAACACGCTCTCGTCATTCGGCTCGAATCCTAACCTCTCGAACCTCCTCACCAGCGTGTCCCCTTCCTCCGGGGCCATATACAACACCCTCCTACTATTCGAGCACGTCCGCCCACAATAGTGCCCCACCTTCAGCACCCCGTTCACAAACCCCGACATCAACGTCGTCTTCCCTTTCTTCATGAACGCCGCCACCAACGTCACGTCCTTCGCCGGAATGATTCCGTCCCAGGCCCACACCTCCTTCCGCTCCCGTGTTTCACGTAGCACATCGCCGAACTTCGGCAACGTGACCCGCACGATCCCCTCGCTCATCGAGCGAACTCCCGATGCACAGCGAGGCTCAGCACGACCAGCCAGAACCAGTGCGAGAACGCAGGCAGCGGCTTGGTCAGCAGCTCCAGACCCATCACGATGATGACCAACCGCCAGAACTCGGCCATCGCCGTTCCCTGCTCTGGAAAGGAGAACTTCCACAACCAGCTCAGCACCTTCATCAAGACCCTCCTCGGGCCAAAGCCCGAACGGAACCTGGCTGCTCGACTGGCTGACTGGGGGATGTGGGGGTCGCGAGATCGCGGGTAGGAAGGGCGTCCGCACCAGAAGCTACGCCCTCCGCGCTCTTGCCGTCAATCCCATTCTGCGTCTATCCTCTCCGCGTGTCCGATAAGCTCCCTTCTGTCGAGAAGCTCCTGCGCGACCCGAAGGCCCGGAACAAGCTCACCGACATCCAGCTCTACAACTTCATCCAGCAGCTCAAGCAGCTCGCCGCGGGCCTGGGCCGCCCCGACCAGGCCGAGCCCAACCCCGCCGACTTCGCCATCCGCCTCTCCAAGGGCGAGTGGCGCGGGGCCGACCACCTCCGCCTCCTCTCCAAGCAGCTCGCCAGGCTGGAACGCCGGGAGATCCGTTTCCTGGCCGTTTCGATGCCGCCGCGCCACGGCAAGTCCCTCCTCATCGACGTCTGGTTCCCGATCTGGTGGCTCACCCGCAACCCCAAGGCCCGGGTCATCCTGGCCGGCTACGGCGAGTCCTTCGCCCGCCTCTGGGGCGCCCAGGTCCGCGACAAGATCATCGAGCACGGCGAGGACACGAACGTCGTCATCAACAAGGACCAGACCGCGGCCGACGACTGGGCCACGACCCTCGGTGGCGGCATGGTCTGTGTCGGCGTCGGCGGCTCCCTGGTCGGCCGGGGCGCGGACCTCCTGATCATCGACGACCCCATCAAGAACGACCAGGAAGCCAACTCCCTCACCTACCGGGACCGCATGTGGAACTGGTGGCAGGCCTCCGCCTTCACCCGCCTCCAGCCGAACGGGGTGGTGGTGGTCGTCTGTACCCGCTGGCACACCGACGACCTGATCGGCCGGATCGAGCGGGAGGACGCCGACAAGCGCTGGACGATCATCCGCCTGCCCGCCCTCGCCGAAAAAGATGACGCCCTCGACCGCGAGCCGGGCGCCCCGCTCTGGCCCGAGCAGTTCCCTGACGACCCCGACTACCACATCCGCCAGGGCTCGATGTCCCCCTACTGGTGGGCCGCCCAGTTCCAGCAGCGCCCGACCCCCGAGGGTGGCGGTCTCATCCAGCGCGAGTGGTTCCGCTTCTACCACACCCTCCCCGACGAGCCCGACCAGTGGATCCAGTCCTGGGACCCCGCCCTCCTCGACAAGGAGACCTCCGACTACTGGGTCGGCCAGGTCTGGGCCCGCAAGGGCGCCGACCTCTTCCTCTGCGAGTCCTCCCGCGGCCACTACAACCTGGCCCAGGCCTCTGGCATCATCCGGGCCTGGAACCTGAAGTACCCCAAGGCCCTCGGCAAGCTCATGGAGAACTCCGCCATGGGCCCGGCCGTCAAGCAGACCCTCCAGCACGAGATCCCCGGGATCATCCCCATCGCGGCGAAGGGCTCGAAGCGCTCCCGGGTCGAGGCCATCGTCCCGATCCTCATGGCCGGCAACGTCTACCTGCCCGAGAACAAGGACGGCACGAAGCCGAAGTGGGTCTGGGACTTCATCGAGGAGTGCGCCGTCTTCGACAAGGGCACCTACGACGACCAGGTCGACGCCCTCTCCCAGGCCGTCACCTTCCTCCTTCCCGGCGCCTGGCGGGCGGAGAAAGCCGTCCTCGATGCGGCCAACGCCCCCGTCGCTCCGACCCCCGCCGAATCCCGGAAAGAGGCCTTCAACTCCTACAAGGACCGCGTCCTCCGCAAGGCTTCCCGGCGCTTCTCCAAGCGAGTCAGCTCCCGCGCCCTCTGGTAGTGGGATTGACACTCCAGCCGCCCGCCCCGACAATCGCCTCGCATGTTCTGGAGACGTCGCACGGAAGCCGTCCTCACCACGCTGCTCGCGGAGAACACCGACCTCCGCGCCCAGCTACGGGCCGAGCGGGCCCAATGGACCGAGGAGCGCCAGCAGTTGCTGGACCGCGTCCTGGCCGTCGAAGCCCCCGCGGCCCTAAGAGAGGTGAGGAGGGCACCTTCCCGGGAGCCGGTGCCGACTTCATTTCCCGACCCAGCGCGTAGGCGGTACCCTGCCGGTTCCGCTCCCACCTTGCGCCCCCCTTCCCCGCCGCATCCTCCGGTTCCCGGGAGTAGCACCACCCTCACCGATCAGGAACGTCGCGCCATCTTCGAGGCCATGGACGCCCTCAACACTCCTGCACAAGGCGTTCCCCATCCTGGAGACCAGTGAGAACCACTGATGGCTGAACAGTCCGCCTACTACCGCTTCCCAGCCCTCGACGCCACCCCCGAAGATATCAAGTCATTCCACAACCGCTACTTCTCCCGATACTCCACGTACCGCAGCCGCCACATGCAGCGGATCGCCACCTCCCTCTACTACATCCTCGGTCGTCAATGGATCGAGCGGGACAACGACATCCTGCCCGAGGGCGCCCGCGGCTTCGCCCTCCGGGACATGGCGCCCGACGAAAACATCGAACTCCCGCGTCCGGTCACGAACCTCATCGCGCCCGCGATCGACGTCGAGTTCGCCACCCTCTCCAAGCGGCAGTGGGTCCCGAAGATCCCCACCTACTCCCGGGATCCCCGCATGGAAGCCGCCGCCAAGGTCGCGGACGACGTCCTCAACGACCGCCTCAAGAAGCTGGACTGGGAGGACCTGCGCGACCGGTTCATCCTCAACCTGTGCCACATGGGCACCGCCACCTTCCACTCCTTCTGGGAGGAGTCCTACTACCAGACAGCCTGGGTCTCGGTCCCCGAGCCCCACTCCTGCCCCGCCTGCGGCTCCCTCCTCGCTTCCCGCTCCGTCCCCCAGAGCCTGGCCCTCGCCCTCCAACAGGGCGGCGGGGTCGGCACGATGCGGGACTCGGACGAGAACGAAGAGGAGGTCGAGCTGCAGAACTGCCCGACCTGCGCCGGCGAACTCCAGCGCACCGACCTCTCGGAAGAGCAGTCCCACCTCCTCGACGCCTTCGGCCGCCCCCTCGGCGAGGACCTCCCCAAGGGCGGGACCGCGATCGAGCTGATCACCCCCTTCGAGTACTACCCCCAGAACGCCGGCGTCGGTGTCACCCCCGAGACCGTCCGTCAGCACGGGATCGCGAAGGTCCGCTCGCTCGACTGGATCGAGGAGCACCACCCCGACCTCATCGACAAGGTCGAGCCGGAGCCCGTCGAGACCCTGATGCGTGAGCACCCTCTCCTCGGCGAGTGGGACATCATCGGGCGGTACGACTACTCCCTCGACGCCGGCATCTACGACCACCACGCCATGGTCTACGACCTGTACGCCGACCCTTCCTACCGCTTCAAGGAGGGCCGGGCGATCCGGATCATCGGCACCACCCAGCAGCTGATCGCCCGGAACGAGCCACTCGTCCGGAAGGTCCAGGGCTCCGACGGCAAGGAGGCCGCGGTCCCGATCGCGATCGTCGCCTCCGCCGTCTGGAAACCCCGGGAGGGTGAGTTCTGGGGCAAGACGCTCGCCGACGACCTCCTCTCCCCCCAGAACCGGATCAACGGGATCGACGCCCAGACGATCGAGGCCCGGGAGCGCATGGGCTCCCCGAACCTCATGACCCCCGACGACTCCGACCTCGAAGGGCCGGAGTTCCGGGCCGGCTTCGGTCTCGGCAAGATCTTCAAGTACCGTCCCTCCGTCATCAACCCTGCAGCCAAGCCCGAGGTCTTCGGGGCGGTCACGATGCCCAGCGGCGTCGCCCTCGAACGTCAGGCCTGCGTGGAGTCGATGACGAAGATCATCGGGCCCGCGGACATCGAGATCGGCGAGGCCCCCCGCAACATCACCACCACCTCTGGCCTCCAGATCCTCGGGGAGCAGGCCGAGCGGAGAAGGGCGACGAGGGAGCGCGGGATCACCTCCGCCTTCAAGAAGATCTGGCGCCACCAGCTCGACCTCCTCTGGACCCTCCGGGTCGACTCCGACACCTACGAGTCGAAGCTGCCCGACGGCTCGTGGGAGATCAAGCAGTACGACCGGGAGGCGATCGGCGGCCAGACCAAGGTCGAGATCGAGCGCCAGGCCTACATCGACCGCTCGATCATCGTCCGCGAATCGACCCGCCAAGCGCTCCTCGATGGCCTGTACGACGCCTCGACCCCGACCGCCCGGAAGAAGCTCCTGGAGCTGATGGGTCTGCCGACCGACGTCAACGAGGACACCAACCTCCAGATCGACCATGCCCGCCGCCAGTGGGTCGACTTCGTCGACGACGGCAAGGTCCCCGTGATCGACCTGACCCTCGACAACGCCCTCATCCGCTTCCACGTCCTCGGCACGATGCTGATGCAGGACGAGGGGCTGCGGATCTCCGAGGACGCCCTGTGGCCCCAGATCTCCCCGACCATCGCTGGCTGGGAAGACCAGTACGCCCGGCTCTCGATGGTCGACCAGATGACGAGGGAGCAGTACGGCGGCGAGCCCCCGAAGGAACAGGCAGCCGAGCAGTACGCCCAGATGACCATCTCCTACCAGGAGTCGAAGGCTGCCTACGACCAGTCGGTCCAGATGAAGATGAACGCGCCGCCGGGGATGCCTCCTCCCGACATGTCGATGCAGGCCGCCCCGCCCCAGCCGCCGCTGCCGCCCGTCTTCCTGCCGCAGCAGCCGGAGCAGCGGATCTTCCTGGTCTGGCAGAACACCTTCCAGAACAAGCTCGGGCCGCAGGGACTGGCGCAGCTGGTCCTGAAGGCGGCGACCGA